GGCTGGTGTTTGGGAAGATTATCAGAATTATAAAGTATGGACTCGTATGATTCTTTTTGGTAAAACAAAAATAGATTCATATAAACAATCTTTATCTGAATTAAAAGAAGAATATCAGATGATAAACGACCAAGGTAAAGTAACTGAAACTTGGAAATTACCAAAACCTATCAATGAAGTTCGAGCAGAAATCAATGAACTTATTGAGTATGGAGAAGGTGAAATAAAGGAACTTGAAGAAAAAAGAAATCTTTCATTCGAGAAGTTACGAGAAGTTAATATGGAACATTATTTATGAAAGGTACAAGATATACAAATTTACTAATACTCGTTTGTATGGGATTTGTTGCATTTACATTCCTTAATATTAGGGAAGTAAAAACGGATATTCAAGGATTTAATGATAGAATCGATAACATCGGTGCTGAAATTGATTCCATTCAAGGATTAAATAAAGAATTGGATGAAAGAATTCAATCGTTACATTCAGAACTCGAATTAATTGATACAGATATCGATAGAGTTCAAAATAACATTTATACAATAAGGAGAAACACAGATGAAAAAAAGAATTCTGTTGATAATCTTACTCTTAGTGAGCTTCAAGAGTTTTTCGCAAAACGATACGATAGTATCCTTACGAGAACCAGTAGCGAAACTAGTAATTAAAGATTTGATTGATGGTGATGGGGCTAAGATAGAACTTTTATCCCTACAAGAACTTTTAAAGTTAGAACAAAAGAAAGTTGTTCTAAAAGATTCTGTTATTGGAACTCTTAGTACTAAAGTTATAAACTTAGAAGGTATTATACTAAAAAAGGATGAACAGTTTAGTTTAGAGAGAGAAAAATCAGAACAACTACTTAAAGAACTAAAATCAGAAAAAAGAAAAACATTCCTTTATAAAGTTGGAACATATATTGGTGCAACTGCAGTTGGAATATTAGTACTTCAAAAATAAAAATGGCTAAACAAAGTTTAAAGGAAATAATAAAACTTGAATATCAGAAGTGCGCTTCAGACCCAATATACTTCATGAAGAAGTATTGTATGATTCAACATCCTGTTCGTGGTAAAATTCCTTTTCACTTATATCCATTCCAAGAAAGAACACTTACACAATTTCATGAACATCGATATAACATTATCCTTAAATCTCGTCAGACAGGTATCTCAACCTTAACTGCAGGATTTTCACTTTGGAAAATGTTATTCAATCAAGATTTTAATGTTCTTGTAATTGCAACCAAACAAGAAGTTGCAAAAAACTTGGTAACGAAGGTTCGTGTAATGAACCAATACTTACCAAGTTGGCTAAAACAAACAACAGTAGAAGATAACAAACTATCTCTACGATACTCCAATGGTTCTCAAATCAAAGCAACTTCTGCAGCAGGAGATGCAGGTCGTTCTGAAGCACTATCCTTATTAGTATTTGATGAGGCGGCATTTATCGATAAGATTGAAGAAATTTGGATATCTGCTCAATCTACCTTATCAACGGGTGGTAATGCAATTATCCTTTCAACTCCAAATGGTGTTGGTAATTTCTTTCACAAAACTTGGGTAGGAGCAGAAGAAGAAACCAATACATTTAACGCAATTAGATTACATTGGACAGTTCATCCTGAAAGAGACCAAAATTGGAGAGATGAACAAGAGATACTATTAGGACCAAAAGGAGCGGCACAAGAATGTGATTGTGATTTCGTTTCTTCTGGTGATACAGTTATCGACCCACAACTTCTAATGTTCTATAAAGAATCTTATTGTCAAGAACCAATGGAAAAAACAGGATTTGATGGAAATCTTTGGAAGTGGGAATATCCAAACTACAATAAATCTTATATGGTAGTGGCCGATGTTGCTCGTGGTGATTCATCGGATTACTCGGCTTGCCATGTTTTTGATGTTGAAGAAGCATCTCAAGTAGCAGAGTATAGAGGTAAATTAGATACAAAAGATTTTGGAAACTTCTTAGTTTCTTTAGCAACTGATTACAACAACGCATTACTCGTAGTTGAGAACGCGAATATTGGATGGGCGGTAATACAACAAATTATTGACAGAGGATATCAGAACTTATTCTACATGAGTAAAGATTTAAAGTATGTAGATGTAGAACACCAACTATCAAACAAATATAGAGCACAAGAAAGAAATATGGTTGCTGGATTTAGTACTACATCTAAAACAAGACCACTCATTATTTCTAAATTAGATGATTATTTCAGAGATAAATCAGTAACAGTTCGTTCAACAAGATTAATCGATGAATTATTTACTTTTATATGGAAAGGAAATAGGGCAGAAGCAATGCAAGGATATAATGATGACCTTACAATGGCTTTTGCAATTGGTCTTTGGGTTAGAGATACTGCACTTAGATTAAGACAAGAAGGAATTGATTTAACTAAACAAGCATTAGGTGGTATTGGAGCACATCAATTGGATGTTGCTGGAATGGGATTTGGTGGAAACACCTCACTTGAAGAAAATCCATGGTCCATGAGAGTTGGTGATAAAGATGAGGACTTAACTTGGTTAATTAAATAAATCTATATTTATACTATAAGGAGAGAATATTATGATTTCAATGAAAGAATTATTAAACGAAAACGAATCTTATTGTAATGAATATTTCGTAGAAAATTATGACGATATCAAAGAGTTCGTAGAATTCATGAAATCGTATAAAGAAGATATCAACGAAGCAGAATATCAAGGAAGAAAAGTAAAACTTGGTAAACCAATGCAAGGTGATGTTAAAAAGTTCAAAGTATATGTTAAAAATCCCCAAGGTAATGTAGTAAAAGTAAACTTTGGTCATAAAGGAAAAGGTGGAGAGAAAACAATGTCAATCAAAAAGAATAATCCTGAAAGGAGAAAATCTTTTAGAGCAAGACACAATTGTGATAATCCAGGTCCAAGACACAAAGCTAGATACTGGTCATGTAGAGCATGGTAAAAACAAAATAAAGGTTATAATTTAAATTAGGAATAAAATGGCAGATACTTCATTTTTTGGAAGATTAACGAAACTCTTTCGTACACAGGCAGTTGTTACCATCGATAAGGATGGTAAGAGAAGAGTTGTTGATACCGATGAAAGACAACAAACGAATCTATCATCTCTAAGAGATAGATACACTAAGATTCAAAAATCTTTCTTCGAACAAGCGGGTGGTGCACAATCAATGGCATACCAACAAGTTCGTAGAGAAGTTTTTAGAGATTATGATGCAATGGATAACGACCCAATATTAGCATCAGCATTAGATATATACGCAGATGAATCAACACTAAAAAACGAATTTGGTGATACTCTTATGATTCACTCGGATAATCAAAAAGTACAAGATTTATTAGTAAACTTATTTTACGATGTTCTAAATGTAGAATTCAACTTATGGCCATGGGTAAGAAATATGTGTAAGTATGGTGATTTCTTCTTAGGTTTAGAAATCGCTGAAGGTAAAGGTATCGTAAATGTAACACCCCATTCAGTTTATAATACAGAAAGATTAGAAAGAACAGACCCATCAAATCCAAATTCAGTAAAGTTCAAAATTACTGAGGACCCGAATGGTAAAGAAGAATATGAAAACTTTGAAATCGCTCACTTCCGCTTATTAGCAGATACAAACTGGTTGCCTTATGGTAAATCCATGATTGAGAATGGTAGAAGATTGTGGAAACAATTATCTCTAATGGAAGATGCTATGTTAATTCATAGAATCATGAGAGCACCAGAAAAAAGAGTTTTCAAAATTGATATTGGTAATATCCCACCAACAGAAGTGGATAACTATATGCAGAGAATCATCAACAAGATGAAGAAAGTTCCCTTCGTTGATAGAAATACTGGTGATTACAACTTAAAGTATAATATGCAAAACCTAACAGAAGATTTCTATCTTCCTGTTCGTGGTGGTGATAGTGGTACATCAATTGATAACCTTGCTGGTTTAGAATACGCAACTATCGAAGATATCGATTACTTAAAAAACAAATTATTTGCAGCTCTTAAAATTCCAAAAGCTTATTTAGGATATGAAGAAAATGTAAATGGTAAAGCAACTCTTGCCGCTGAAGATGTTAGATTTGCAAGAACTATTGAAAGAATCCAAAGAACAGTAATTTCAGAATTAACTAAGATTGCAATTGTTCACTTATACTCACAAGGTATTACAGATTCAGAAATGACTAACTTTAGCTTACAATTAGTAAATCCATCTACAATTTACGAACAAGAAAAAGTAAACTTGTGGAGTGAAAAAATTAGATTAGCTCAAGATATTCAAGGATTAAATATGTTATCTAAAGATTGGGTTTATGAAAACATCTTTAAATTATCTGAAGGTGAACAAGATGAAGAAAGAGTTAAGATGTTAGATGACTTGAAAGATAGATTTAGATTCCGTTCTATTGAAGATGAGGGTAATGACCCTGCAATGGAAGATGAGGAACCAGAGGATATTGAAGAATCTTTAGAAAATCTTAAAAATGAATTAAAAGATAAAGGTGGTAGACCAAGAGAGGGAAACACCTATGGTAAAGATAAACATCCTTATGGAAGAGACCCACTTGGGGATAAGGAAAGAACTAAAAAACGTTCAAGAACTTCAGAAGAAAAGGCTATAAAATATATTAATGGTATCGCATCAAAACGAAAGTATTTACACGAAATAAAAGATATGTTAGATGAGGATAATATAATCCAAGAATAATAAAATTGGTTTAACTTTTATAAATTTATATTTATATTAGGGAAAATTTACTATATCATAATAGGAAAAAAATAAAGATGAGAAAAATAAAACATTCAAAATTTAAAAATACAGGATTTCTGTTTGAGTTATTAACTCGACAGATTACCCTTGAAATTCTCAACGGAAGCGAAGAAAACGCAAAGAAAATAATTAGAGAATTTTATGGAAAAGGTACTGAATTATCTAAAGAACTTAGATTATTCAATCTTTTAATAAACGAAAAATATAATACAGAATCAAAAGCTGAAAAGTTTATTGATGTTGTATTAGAGGCACATACTAAATTAGATTATAAAAAACTTCAACGAGAAAAGTATAATCTTGTAAAAGCTATCAAGGAAAACTTTGAAATTAATAATTTCTTATCTTCCCCGGTAACAAACTATAAAATTTTAGCTTCAATTCACAAACTATTTGAAGGTAAAAAGAATGATATCCTTGATATTAAAGATGTATTCGATTCAAAACTTACTCTTGTAGAACATATCTCATCAAATTCCCCATCTACATTAAAAGAAAAAGAAGATAAGTTAGTAGAAGAATACAGAAAGCAAGAGAAAGACCTCAGATTATTGACATACAAAATTCTTGTTGAAACATTTAACAAAAAATATACAACTTTAGATGAATCTCAAAAGGGATTATTAAGAGAGTATATTAATAATGTTAATAACACTTCAAAGTTCAACGAGTATTTTGAAAAAGAATTAATCAAAACAATCACTTCTTTACACGAATTGTATAAAGGAATGAAAGATAAGATTACAAAAATCAAGTTGAGAGAAACTATAAATGTTTTGAAAAAGCAAAAAATTGGTAAAAAGATTACCGATGAGCAAGTTTCAGCTTTGATGATGTCTTATGAATTGATTAAGGA